CGGTCCCCACGGCGACCGACATCAACTGCAACTGTGGTGAGCAGTCTTGGTTGGTGTACCACGTCGCGCCGGGCAGATTCGGCTGGAAAAACCGAGCGTACATCTTGACCAAATTGTCCGGCAGGATCGTTGCAGCCCCTTGACCGGTTTCCTTCGAGACAGACAGCGTGCAAGGTGCGTTCACAATCCCCAGCGGCTTGGCGACCCCGTCACCGTTGAACAGTGCGTCACCGATCATGAAGTTGAATTCGTCGCTGGCCTTGCGGACGATGTACTGTTCCAACGCCTGACCGCTGTCGGCGATCAGTTCGTCGGTCAAGTAGACCACAACAGCCAGCTTTTGCAGCTTCATCTGGATTTCGCGGACGGTTGGCTTGCTGGCGGTCAGCGTCTGACCTTCCGCAGCCCAGTAACCCCGGATACCCCCGGCGCGATTGCCGTTCGTTCGCGACGTTTCAGCGTTCGCCAGGAACGTCATGTTGTTTCCAGCGACCGTGTAATTGTCGGTCTTCGAGAACAGATTGTTCGAATAGACGTGTTCGAAAATCTTGCTGTTGAATTCGGGCATGACGGTGAATCCGCCGTCCGAACCAATCCCCTCGGACATCCCCTGAACCGCTTTGAAGTGCGATTTGCAGCGATCGCGGAATTCGGACCCCTGATGACCATCGAACCCACTGCGAACGAAGTCGTTGATCGACTTGAACTCGCCCCAGGGCTTGTAGCCTTGACGAATGAGCGATTTCATGGCTCGCTTTGGCCCGACAGTCCGACCGGCTCGCGGGCCTTGCAGATCGTCGCGACCCGTAACGATCGTGACGGACTCGTCCGTGTCTTCCCAACCGGCAGTGATCCGCCCGTCTTCGTCACGATGGACGCCAGACAGGTCCGGCGAGGCTTTCAGAGACTTCAGTTCAGCGGCGATGCGATCGCGTTCAGCGGCGACTTCCTGCGATTTGGCGATAACTTCTTCAATCGTCGGCATGTTCTATCCTTTTCATTCAAAAACGTGGTCTATCGGTTTTGGCCAATCGGCCACGGTTTACGATTTTGCGGTGAGTTTGGCGAACGCCGCGTCCAGTGCGGCCTGCTGTTCGGCAGTCATATTGCGTTGTTGAGGCATTCGCAGCGACTTTGCCTGAGCACCCCAGCGTGCGAATCCAGACTGCAATTCGTTGACAATCGCACGCTGCGAGGGAGTCAAGTTGCGGGCACCGACAAGCGACTTCAGGGACTGAGCCGCCCCCCGCAGAGTGAGCGAGTTACAACCTTTGGCGAGCCAGGCTTTCATCTCGGATTCGGCCTCATCGTCGGCCATTTCGTCGTCGACGTCTTCATCCATCGTCTTCAACTGACTCTTCGGGTAGCACGACGAGTGACTGCCCTTCAGCGCCGTCATCGCATCCTTGACGGAATCAAGAGCGGACCGCATCGCTGGCGTGGCTTCAGGATGCTCCATCGCACCCATGCCCGCCTCAGCTTTTTTGATGATCGACTGCAACGCGGAATGGAACGCCGAAATCATCTGAGCGCCGTAGGGTTGTTGCGAGGCGTCTTGCTCGCCCGCATCGCCGACCTGCTCCGCGTCTTCCGCTGGCATTTCGTCGTCAGAAATCTCTTTTTCGTCGTCAGTTTTCATCGTAGTCCCCATTCCTCTGCCCTGGACTCGTTTCTTCGGCATTACCGCGTTTAACGATTTCATGATCGACGGGGAGAGTTGTCGCCCGTCGTATTTGGTTTGCATTGCCTTGGCGACCGCGTCAGGGTTGACCCCGATCGCACACCATGACCACTCTTCGAGATCCCACTTGTCGACTTTTGTAACTTGGCGACCGTCTGACCATGACTTGCGTGAAACTAGCGGGGTTTCTCGGACTGACGTTGCCCGGACTACGCCGTCGCAAATCAGCCCGAAGATATCCATCGCTTCCTTGCTGTTCTGGGCGAAGTAGCTTGTCGCCAAAACAAAGTCATCGCTAATTTCGACCGTCAGCTTGCCCATCGGGTCGACGCTGGTAGCGATTGGGGTTGTGATCCCTTCGAGACCGTGGCCCCACATGACTACGGGGTTCAGGCTGTAATTCTTTAATTGGCATCCGCGAGGGTTGAGAATGTCCCCTACACGGTCCTCAGTGGCTGTTGAAATGATCGCCCGAGCCCAAACGCCGCCACGGTCAACATAGGGTTGTGCGTTGCGTACAGACGCTACACCGGCCCCGTTCGCGAACTTGAACGAGGACTGATCAAACCATCGTTGATCGTGAGGAGTGCCCATGTTGTTTGATTAAACGCATGGGCGAGAAGAATAGTAAGACGGGAACGGCCCTGTCATCCAAATGTTTGGATAGGCGGTAAACAGTGGCCGCGAAGAATGGCCGAACGATTTGATAGTTTTTGGGTACAATTGTACCCAAAATTTTCCACAATTGTGGAAAAACAGTAGCGGGTTTTTGCTATTTGATCTCAGAGCAAACAGTCTTTATCGGGTGGCGACAGACCGGGCAATATCGCCTCTGAATGACCGTCCCGTCTGGAGTCTTGAATGTTCCCTCGGCAGTGCAAGGGACGTTGCACGTCGGGCAGATCGGCAACACCGCCATGCGATACCACGGACGCCAAGCCCGCTTCGCCCGCGCTGGCTGACTCTGATCGGACGACGCTGGCTTTTCGGCTGTCAACATGGTGGTCCTTCACCTGGTGAATAAAGGCTAATCTACTTCCCGTCCCGTCGTCGCTTCTCTGGATTTCGCCAGTATCTCGCCCACTCCGTTTTCCCCCAGCCTCCGACATTCGTCACTCCGTCACGTAGTCGATCGGCTTCGTAACTTATCCCGCATCGGCAACGGCATTTGCTTTGCGTTGGTGGCGGACCATTCGGAGCGGCTTGAATCCACACTGACCGAGTTGTGCCGATCAGTGGTTCGCAGACCTCGCACGTAGCCTCATCGTCGGGGTTGCACCAGATGTCCATCTCAGAGATTTCCCCTTCGATTTCCATCGCATTTTCGGCCCCCGCACTCCTCGCTGTCGTCGTTTCGATGATCACTTCTCGTTCGATTCGAGACGGCCCGAAGGTTTTCTCCAGCAGGTCATCAATCGCGTCGGTGACTTCCTTTGATTGTGGGGGGGATGGGATCGGCACTCCCGGCGGCGCGATGCGATCGTCAATCACCCGTTCGATCACCCGCTCAATCGGGATCCCCTCATCAGCTTCGTTCAGGATCTTCGCTATCCCTTTTTCAAGCCTGTCCCTTGTCGACTCAGCCCATTGCATTCCGAACGCCTGAGCTTGCAGCAGAGCCCACCCGAACGCCGCGAGCCGGGAATCTTTGTTCGACCACCCATGATACGCCGCCGCCGCCGTAAAGATCGCGAAGAGAAGCAGGTAGGACGATTGTTCGGCTTCCTTTTCGATCATCCTCCAAAACTCTTCGGGCACGTTTGCGAGATCAGCAGGACGTCCCAGGTGGGCGCGGAATTCGTGCATGTGGCGACGAGCGACACGACCGAACTTCTTGGCGAAGTCGGCTTCGAGCTGATCGCGGTGAGGGAGTTCAGCCATTACTCCGCCTTCCGTTTCTTTCCCGCAACCCACCCCGGCTTTGGCGAGACAATCTTAACCCTGTAAGACTTCGCCAGTCTCTCAATGATGATCGTTTGCAGGCTGACTTCCGGATCGCGAGAAGCCGCCTCGCTCACAATTTTCGCCTTGAGAGCGGGCGGGATTCGCACGACGATTTGATCGTTGCCGGGCATTAGTTTGCCGCCCCTCGCAGAGCGGACAGTTCCGCCTCAAGAGCGGACCGCTTGGCGTTATGTTCTTCGCGTGCCCGGTCGTCGTCTGGACCGTGCCGCATCCCGGACAGCGTTGTCTCGATTTCCCTGGCCCTGACCGATGACTCATGCCGCTTAGACTCTTCCTCTGTCGCCGGTCTAGCTTCGTAATTGTGAACATACTTGCCGTGATCGTCTTCGTAGGCTCTATCAACCTTTGTGATCACGAACACTTTGTCATTGTTTTTTACAGTATTCCCCACAACAGGAGCGGACGACCTCGATGAAGTTCGGCGAGTAAACGACTCTGCTTTCGATGGCAATGAAGTGCCACTTGGCTGACTCACTGCTGCCGCAGTCGGGGACTTTCCAGAAACGGCATTTGCGACCGACTTAGCCTCATCGTCGACTGGCTCCAAATACACGTACTTCCGCTGTCGCAACCCTCGCGACCCCTCGGCGTTCTTGTCCTCAAATTGCTGGCCACTTCCTGTGACTTTCCACTTCCCCTGCATTGCGGGGTCAGATGCGTGGTTTCGCATCGTCTTGACGTCTTTCCCATCCACAACAGCCCCATCCTTAAACGGCCCAGCATGATCGATGTAGACCGCGAACCGAAATTTACCGTTCGACGCAACAGACAATACTTTTGGCTTTTCCACTTTCCCGCCCCCTTCACCCTGTTACGCACCTTTGTCCGGCTCACTGCTGGACCCTGTCATAATGCTAGCAGTATTCGGATCGTTGTCAACTGAATCGTTAGGTTTTTTCTCCCCATACTTCGCTCCTAGATCCGGGTAATCCTCAAAATGTTGCTGCCCGATCTTGCTCGTTGGCGAGATTTCTCCGCGACTAAACGCCTCATCAACATTCTTCTTGTGGCGACGTTCGGCATCTTCATCGAGCTTTCTCGCCTCAGCCGCTGTCGGTTCAAAACCTAGTTCGTTCCGCTTCTCGTCCAAGTACATTTCTTTTGGCTTCTTCGCATCCGCCGACATCTGCGGTGTCCACGGTCGCTCCGCTGGCGATGTTGCCACTGGCTTTTGAGTAGGCGTTTCTTTTTGTGCTTCCGGTTTCTTTTGGTTCACACCAAACTTCGCCGCATCATCTGGATGCAAATCTCCTGCGGTTCCGTACTTGTCGCCGTGTTTGCGATAAACGTCATTGAAGAACTGCCGAGAGATACTTTCGTTCGCAGTTTTTTCTTCATCACTCAAATCGCGAAAATGCTGGATGTCGTGCCTGGTTGCGGCGTCTTGTTGGGCCTCAGCTGAACGCCTCCCGACAGCCGCGTTATACACCGCACGCTGATCGGTCTCAGATAACCTTCCGCTCAGTTCAATCGGCTTTTCATTGGCCCGCGAACGGTCCCTCGCCTGATTCATGGACTCCCGGCGACTTACAGATCGGCGTTCTTCCGTTCGTTGGATGATTTTCCGCTTTTGTTCTTCTGGATCGACATCGCTACCGCTCTCCTTATCTTCTTTCCCCTTTCCAAAATCACTCAGATGCGTGATCCCCCGCGCGGCCAACCCAGCAGGCCCAGCGACAATCTTCCCGTCGCCGTTGATCTTGACGTGAGTCCCGCCGCCTTCGTTGTCGCTGTTGATCGTGATCCAGCGTTCGCCGCTGTTGGAGCCAGACGCCTTCAAAAACGATTTAATCTCACTCGCCGAAATCCGGTCCCGTGGTCGACCAATCGGCCTCTGCCCGAATGCGATCTCGCCCGTGAACGGGTCAAATTTGACCTGTGGAACGCTGATGGATTTGAATGTGGTCGCCATTATGCCGCTACTCCGTTTGCAAGTTCCAAAAATGTCTTGATCGACTGACTGACGCTATCCATATCCAAGTCGCCGTCGCGTTCCCGCACTGCGATTTCCCGCTCCAGCCCGCTGCGGATGGCTGCCGTCACGTCCGGTGTAAGTAACTTCTCGGGATGCCGTTCCAGTGCTTTATTCAAATGCTCCTGATCCCTAAAGTTCTGTGAATCATCAGGATTGAAACCATCGTTCTCCAAGTGCTGCTGGAACGCCCGCGAATGCCCAATGTAGTCCGAGTCTACCGCGTCCAATTGAACCTCGCCGTCGACGATCTCGACATGAAGATTGCAGTTCAACCGAGTTCCGTCTGACAGCCTGACCTTGGTTTGCACAAACGCATCCGGGCGATCCGCAGTCAAATCCATGTCGCCTAGGTCCGCCCGCTTTGGGGACTGAACGTTGATCCCCTTTGTGATCGCGTCGTCGAGATGTGACTGGACCGCGTTGTGTGATTCGCTGCCGGTCCATCGGCCGTCGTCGTCGCGTGGTTGCGATGGGTTGAAGGATTTCTTTTTGTTTCTCAATCGCATCTTATCGCCCGACATTTGATGACCGGTTTTTCTGATTCTTGCTCCATCAAAAACGATGATTGCCTGATGCGTGATGCCGCCGTCAGAGTTCGGCGCGACATCCTTAAATTGGACTGCTTCATATCCTTTGGCTCGCAACGCTTCTCGAACTACTTGTCGGTCAAGTTCCTCAAAAACAAGATGATTATTTGGATCTGTGGAAACACCAGACACTTCAGCTACTTCCTCTAGAGAATCAGGCTTAAACACTTTCTTGACGTTAATTTTCGCCGTCATAACGTGTTTTCCATATTTTCCTGCGATTTCCTTATCAGGAGTCAAGTAACTGTGGTCCCGAAAGTCATCGAACCCTTGGTGTGATCCGTGATACAGTGTCATCGTGATTGCGCTACCCTTACTGAATTCTCCAGCGGACTCACTGCGAGACGATCCGGAATCTCCGTCCGTCCACTTCCCGTCGTCATCTCTCGGCTGACTCGGATCGAACGCTTTTAGCCGGCTCGCCAACCACTCCAAATCCCCATCGTGTGCCGCTCGGATCGCCGCCCGAAGTGCTTTTGTTTGTGATTGAGAAGGGACGCCTTCATCGTCGTTTTCTGGTTCATCACCCTGCCCGATTGGAGTCTTCGGGAACGGGACTTCCCCTTCACCCGATCCCATTCCCATCGGATTATCAGCACCCGGACCCGCTTCTCCTTTTGGAGCGGCCTGCGGCGGCCACAACTGCTCGCCCTCTGGTCCCTGATACGGTGGAAGCCCCCGCTTCGCCCGCAGTTCATTCAACGTGCAAACCCTCGCCGTCACGTTGTTGGAAAACTCCTTTTCGTCCTGATCCTTATCGTCGACACTTGGCGCGTCGATCTCAATCGTGATCCCCTCGCCGAACTGCGGAGCCAGAACCATCGTGTCAGACTCAGCGAGCATCCCGCATAACGGCTGAATCGCGGATGAACGCCACGCTTTCATGCTTGCGTAATACGCCGCATATGCCCCAGGTTCCTGCAGACCGACTGCAACCGGCGGGGTTTGATGGAGAGAGAGAATTGCCGTCTTCGTGTCCTGAAACGCTTCTGCGTAGCACATATCTTTCGGCGAGGAGCTGACCGGCGTGACTTTAGTTCCGCTCGTAGCGATAAGGATGGACCCTGCCTTTTCCGGCCCCCCGTATTTGTCATTGACCTTTTTCGTCGCCCGGTCAATTTCGTCCTGATCTGGTGTGACATCGGGAGGAAGTTCCCAAATCAACGAAGGGTCGGCACCGTTTCTCAACTGCCCAACCCTCGCGGTATTGACACCTGATTCGCAGTCCGTCCATTGAGCCCCGGCAGAAATCGGGCTTTGCCCATCGTCAAACCACCACGGGTGAGGCAACCGGATGACCTGGACGTCTCGCGCGTCGATAACTTTGCCTAAGACGTTCGTCCACGTTGGCGACCCCTCGACGAACCCTTGATCTTGAATCGGGATGTACCGCGAAGAATACCCTGAAACTTGCCAGCCCCCCATCGGCATATCGGCTGACGGCTGAACAGGCGTCGTCATCGCAGTTGGGAGGACATAGCGTTGGCACGTCGGCCCCGCGACACTCGGCACGTTCCAAACGAGGCAAGTTCCGGTCAATCGGATTTGAATAGCCTGCTTGTATCGGAACGTCGACCCTGTTTCGTAGGGGTTTGGCCGCTTCATTAAGTTTACGAGCGGATGCCCTTGCGCGAGATCCTCAGTCGCGTCGTCAGTTTGACCGTAGAGCGATTTGTAACGGGCGAGAGTCGTGTGAATCTGCCGAATCGCTTTTCGCCTCGAGATCGCTTTATCGGGCTCACGATCGACGAAACACATCACCGTTGCTTCCGCGACCTGATTTGCAATCGCATGAATGGCGACGTAATTGAACCCAGTAAAGTGGTTGACTTCCTCACGGTGGTCGGTTGCCCAAGAGCCAGCAAGGCCGCCGCCGAGCATAGCGCGTACGCCGACGGTGATTGAGTTCGTGACCGATTTGGTGGGCGACGTAAAGA